AAAACAATTATATACAATTAAATAACATACACCAAATATAAAATGTATAATAAGTTTATTTTTTAATACTACTAACCGTTTTTTTGGGTTTAACACTTTTTGTTATTATTTTGTTTTCGCCCAAATTTACACTATTTTCATCAATTCCTGACGCACGCCGAATTTTATATAATTTATAATTTTCTTCAAATTTTTCCAATTCTTTTAACCAAATATTTTGAACGGTTGTTCTTTCTAATTCCGCAAGCTCAATTTCCACATTTGCCTTTTCATTTAACAACTTTTCCACATTTTCTTTACTTACTGTATTCATTGGTAGTCGAATTAAATAGTCAAATGTATTTTCTATAGTATTAAAATTCATGGTTGTTAACATTACGTTAATAGTGTTACAGTCTTTTCGTCTCAAATCAATTACATCGTCTAATACGCCTTGAATAAATCGTGCTTTATTTGTTAATTTTAACAATATTTTGGACATTTCGTTAATTAAATACGTTTTTCTTGTAATGTATGTTTCCATACGAACTCCGTAGAAATCATCTATAATTTGTTGTATAGTATCGTATTTTTTTAATTTACATTCTTTATCGAATAAATGCATATTGGTTGTGGTTATAGTTGTTGTTAATTTTAATAACTTATATATTCCATTTCCGCCTTCATCTGATTCAATTTCCACCAATTTTCCTTTTGGAAATATGACACGTATATCAACTACTTTTTCAGTAGAATTGGATATAAAATCGCGAATTATTGGTAAAATTTTTTTACCTTTTTTATCCACTCCTCCGTCCATTAATGATTCTAAAAATGTAATATAAGGCATTGTCCACGTTCCAATGGGCAACTCAGTAATTCGTATTTGGTCTTCCGCCGTTTTTAAATATACACCTTTAATAAGGTATTTATTCTCCGACATTTTTTCCACTGTTCCTTTAAATCCCTCATAATAAGGAATAAATTCAGTAGAATTATTAGTTTCAATTAAACAATTAGATGTTTGTTCTTGTTCCCTAATAATTTTTTCTCTTAAATAATTAACTATTTGCTGTGGATCATATGAAGGTATACTGGTTGAAAATCCGGTTCCAATTCCTGTTTGTCCATTTACTAAAACAAATGGAATTATAGGAACATAATATTCAGGTTCAATTAACATACCATCATCTTCCAAATAATGTAATATTTTATCGTCATCTGTGGAAAATATGGTTCTTGTAAGTGGGTTAAGGTGAGTAAATATATATCTTTCACTTGCTGAGTCTTGACCCCCTGCTAACATACTACCAAACTGTCCCTTTGGTTCTAAAAGATTTATATTATTACTTCCTACAAAATTTTGTGCCATTCCCACAATGGCATTATTTAAAGAAGTTTCTCCGTGATGATAGGATGAATTTTCGCTTACATATCCACTAAACTGCGCGACCTTTACTTCTGTAGTAAGATTTCTTTTAAAAGCACAATATAAAATTTTACGAAGCGACGTTTTTAGTCCATCCACCAAATTTGGAATTGAGCGTTGACAATCATATACACTAAAATGAATAAGTTCATTATTAGCAAAGTCTTCGTATTTTACAGTAGGAAGTGATGTATTAAGATACGATGTTTTATCGTAGTTTTCCAACCATGTTTTTCGCTCATCCGCTCTTTTTTTATTGAAAATTTTATCTATTGTGTCGTCACTAATATTTTCGTCATAAACGAAATCAACAACCTTTTTGTTTGCGAAATATTCTTTAAATTCTTTGGGGGTTGACGTTCCCAATCCTTTAAAATATTTTATTGTCCATTTACCTGCGCCGGATAAAACTGGTTGTCCCTCCGAAGTTTGTTTCCATTCATTATATTCACCTTCATTATAGAAAACACGTGTAACCGACCCTTTTGATGCTTTTAAAATAGGTGTATTCATAAATGATAAAAACCCGGAAAGTCGAAATAATGACGACCATTCGCTGTGAATAACGTTTACACATAAACCTTTAATATGACTCCCGTCCGTATCAGAATCAACCAAAAACATTATTTTACCATATCGCAGTTTGGAATAAACGTCTTCAATTGTAGCGTAATTTCGTCCTGTTTCTAACCCGAGTATTTTCTTTAAATCTGTAATTTCTTTATTTTCAGAAATTTTTTTTATATTTTCGCCACGAACATTTAAAAGTTTTCCTCGAAGTGGGTAAATACCGTATATATCACGATCAGTACTAGAAAGACCACTAACAACACCGGTCATTGCTGACAATCCCTCGCACAAAATTAATATACATTCTTTTGATTTAACACCTCCTGCGTGATTGGCATCAATAAAGTTGGATATTCCGCGAATATTTTTGGTTTTTGTTCCATCTGTTTTCTTTGCCATTTTATTATCTTTAATATCGGTAAGAGCACAAAGTGTATCCATAATTCCTATTTTTGAAAGTTTTTCAATAAAGGCATCGGAAACGGAACAGGTTGAACCGAATTTTGTGGGAGGCGTATTCATACATTCTTTTGTTTGACTATCAAAACTTGGATTTTCAATATCGGAACGGACAAATAATATTAATTGTTCTTTAATTGTATTTGCTGATACAACTATTTTTTTCTTCTTTTCAATAAGTGCCGATAACTTGCGTGTAATTTGACCTAAAATATATTCTATATGTTTTCCTCCTTTGGTGGTTGAAATACCGTTTACAAAACTTACCTGTTCGAATGTTCCAGTAGGCGTAACCGCTACAGCGTACTCCCATCTTTCACCGTTTTCCTCGTATACGCTTTTTACCTTATCTTGTTTACCCGATGAAACCACTGAGGATTGATCTTCTTCCGTTTCAGTTAATGAAGAAATAGTCGAGTCATTAGTATTACTTAATTCACCTAAATAAATATCTATATAGTTTTTGAAATTTTTTACAGAAAGTACATTGTCATTGTAATATACTTTTATTTTTTTTACACTATGGTCGGTAATTCCAGCAATATCATATGTACGTTTTTTAAACAGGGAAATTAAATCAGGTGTTAATCCAGATGAAATACCTAACCTTACATAATCAGGTTGAAACGTAATCTTGGTATATGGTTTTCCGTTATAAGCAACAATTTTAGGTGCGGAAATTTCATTTAGGTTGTTACGAAATTCCTGTGTGTATTTTAATTTTCGGCGATGATCAATAGTTTCTATTTTAGCGTAAGATGACCATATAAATACCAATTTTACACCAATTCCGTTAACACCTCCTACTGTACGTTTTTGATCCTTATTATAGTTCGTAGAAGTTCTTAAATTAGCAAATATTAATTCAGGTATATAAATACCATATTCAGTGTGTTTAATAATATCAATTCCATCACCGTCATTTGTAAGTGTAATTGTTCCACCTGTTGTTTCAACATCATCAATATTAACTTTTATATAACTAACTGGTTGCTTATTTTCTGTTGTAGATTGAATCATACGAACTACATGGTCACGGGAATTTACTAATACTTCATCAAATAATTTGTATAATGCGGGTATATATTCAATTTGTTTTAGCAACATTTTTTGAGTTTGTTCATTGAAAATCCATAAACTGGATTCTATTTTTTCGGTAGAACCAATATACATATTTGGATTGTCAAGTATGTGCTGTTTGTCGGTTTTTTTTTGATATTTAGAAGAAATTTCAGTTTCTTCTGTTGTTGTAGCGAAAGATTCTGTTGTCGGTTTTAAATTAGCTTTTTTTACTACAAACTTTTTAGAAGTTACAGTATTTTCTGAAATAGGTTGATTCGTTTCTTTTAATGACATTTTAAATTATAAATCAAGTTATAAAATTATATTAATTGTAAAATAGTTGCTATAATAAATTTATACTATTACAACAAATCAATTTTTTATATTCTTTTTATTTACATAATTTCCATTTCATAATTTCATAATTTCCAATGTATAATATATATGACAAATCATAGAAAAACACTTCGAGGTGAAGATGGATACTATCATATTGAAGGAAAACGATTTCCAAATTTAATTGGGTCAAGAATTCAAGTTTTTAACGGAACAGCATATAAAACGGAAGGTGGCCTTGTAAAATGTGACCTTTTTCGTAATAAATGGGGTAGAATAGTTTCTAAAAAGAAGCATTTTACAGCAAAAAAAGAAAAACGTCTTCAAAAAAACGGGTATTACGCAAAAAAAGGATCGTTTGGATATATTAAAAAAACACCAAAATCTTCTAGTGTTCGTAAAACCGCAAAAAAACGTTCATAAAAAATTGAAACAATATAAAGAACAATATATAGTAAAATATAACTTGTTTATATTTTTAAAATTAACCATTAAATAATGGAAGAATATTTGTTAAATAAAACCCCCAATTTTATCGAGTTTTCGTATGAAACTATGTGTCATACGAAAATATTATCAGAAGAATATGAATTTTGTATTGCGATTCCGCAATCAAAAAAGTACATAGGATATATAACATTAATTCAGGAACAACCAAGTCAGTTTCCCCCCCCACCCTCACCCCCACCCTCACCTTTACCAATAAACCCTTCTCAATCAGTAAATTTTCCATTTTATCCAGTATTAATTATATATGAGCTCAATCGCTTTCGTAAAATTAGTAATATATTTAAAGTAGCAACAGTTAACTATACTTTTTGTGAAATTGTCGAATGGTTACAAGAAACCATATTTTACGGTTCAATTGTAAACGGATTCTTTATTATAGAGGATATACTTTATTATAAAGGACAATCATTAAGAAATGCTATTTACAAAGAAAAAATTAATATAATGTTATATATATTATCTTTAAGTGAACATTTTGATTACTTACCTTCCGCAACACCGCCGCCTTTTCAACATGTATTAAATACGGATTCTAAGGATTCTTTTATAGTTAATAATTTAAAATTGGTTCTTCCAATGTTCTTTAAAAACACAGAACAAACGACGATCGAACTCCAAAATATACCATATCCTATTCATCATATACAATATCGATCAATAATAAAATTAAAACCTATATTAAATGTTTTAATTTCTAGAAACGGTATGTTAGAATTTGAAAATCAAACGTCACAAATTGTGTTATCTAAAAATAAATTAACAACTACAACTATAAAAAAACATTCACCTCCTATTTCACCACATTCATATTTTAATAAAAATGGTTATTCATTTGTATTTAATAAACCACAATATAAAAAAAAAACAATCTTTGAAGTTATGGCGGACATTCAATATGATGTATATTTATTATATGCTTACAATAATTTTAATAAAACATCCTGTGAAAAACATGTTTTTGTAGATATAGCATTTATATCAAATTATCAAACAAGTAAAATGATGAATGGTATATTCAGAAAAATTAAAGAAAATATAAATTTGGATTATATAGAAGAAAGCGATGAGGAAGATGATTTTGAAAATTCAGAACCAGATAAATATGTAGATTTAAATAAAAAAGTAAATATGGAATGTCAGTTTAACTATAAATTTAAAAAATGGATGCCTATACGTATAATTGAGTTAAGTATAAACCAAGGTAAAATAGTTCCTATTAGTAATCTATAGATGATATTATTGACGTCTCAATTACTTCAGTTGTTTTTTCGGTTATTTCTTTAGTATCGGAAAACGAAAAAACAATATCGTTTTCTTTATTTATAGTTTTATTGTTGGTTTCATTTTCTAAAGTTTGTATTTCATTGTTTGTTAAAGAAAGTGAATTATTTGTTGATATGTCTTTTGGTATAGATTTAATATTTGTTGTAAAAGGACAACTCGGATGTAATATTTGGTATATTTCTTCGTATTTTTCATTTGGAGTAATTATACCTTTTTTATTTAAAAAAAGATTTCTAAAATAATTAAAAGTAAAATGAAAAGAAATAAATATAATAATAAAAAAAATAAGTTGTTTTATAATGGAAAAAATATAAAACATATTTACAAATAGTAAATATATTTTATATGGTTGAATAACGTAACTAAATTGTTAACACTTTTTTTGCTTTTTTGGTGTTTTTCTATGTTTTTTTCCTTTTGTACGTTTTTTTGGTGTTTTATTTTTATTTCCACCTGTTTGAGTTGGATTGGAGTCAGGATTGGTTTCTTGAGGGTCAGGTTTGGTTTCTTTATTGGGTGACTTATTAAACCAATTAAAAAAAGAAAAAATACCACTAGATTGATCACTAGTATTATTAGATTGGTTATTTTGAGAACTCATAATTACTATTATATATTATTAATTTATAATAATATTTATAATAACTTTAAAAAAAGTTGTTTAATAATTTTTAACTATTTAACCCGATAATTTAAGGGTTAAAAATATTATTTTAATTTGTTAATAATAAATACTACACCATAAATATATTAATTTATAATAATAATTATAACAATTTTAAAAATTAAATAGTAATTATAAAATAATAGTATTTGTATTTTCTTTAAAAATCTTAAAGAGTATAAAGAATTTAAACAATAATTATAAAAATGGCAGTTCGAAAAATGAAAGTAGTTCAAGTTAACATGTCCGGATCTTTAAAGATGAAAATACTTGCGCTAACAAGTGAATATGATATTTCTAAAGCACAATTTATTTATGAAGTAGAAGATTTTAAAATAGTAATATATGGTAATCAAGAAGGCAAAGCTGGACAAGAAAATAAATATGAATTTCCTCCACCATTTGATAAAAATCTTTTTTTTAACGAATGTTATTTGGTAAAGTATTCTTCTAATGATTTAAACCCACAATGTTTGAGTATTGAAGAATGGACAGAAATATACAATAAATTGTATGGAGGTTTTGAAAATTTAACTGATCACGATGAAGAAGATGAGCGTGAAATTGAAGAAGAAAACCAATTACTAAATAATCCTACTATTAAATTTACTAAAGAAGGATATATTAAAGATGATATGGTTGTAGATGATGACGAGGATGAGGACTATATACCACCTGTTAATAAAAAAAAGTCAAATAAACAAAAATTAAGAAAAACAAAAGAAGTAAACAGTGTAAATCATTTTGAAATACCACAACCAGTTGAGGTTAAAAAACGTGTAAAAAAAACAACTACTGAACTACCTGTATCATTGTCGGATAAAATGGCGATGCCTTCTCAATCTCAAAATTTGGAACAAGAAATAATACTTAACACTAAATTACAGGTAGAAACACCAAAGACATCAGAAACATCAGAAACACCAAAGACACCAAAGACATCAGAAACACCAAAAATACCAAAAAAGAAAACTTCAAAAGCAAAAAAGACACAACTCGAAGTAACGTTAGAATTATTGCCACCTGCGCCACCTGCGCCACCATCCCACTCTAACTCAATAGAGTTATCTAATCCTGTTTTAACTAATGAACCTATTCAAGAACAACCACAAGTTAATACAGAAAAGAAAAAAACACCACGTGTAAGAAAACCAAAGGTAGTTGTTCCACCACTTCAACTTCCACTTCCACCGCCAACAATAATGGAAACTCTTACTGAAACAGAAACACCATTAGTAACAACTACTAATGAGGAAGTAAAAAATACAAAAACACAAAAAAACCCAAGAACAAGAAAACCAATAACAAAAAAAATTTTAGAAGTATCTCAACCTATAATTGAAATACCAACAAGTACTACAAAAAATCCAAAAGAACCAAAGTCAAAAAAATCTACAAACAAACAAAAAAAAATGGAAGATTCAACCATTGAATCGCACCTTACATGTGAAAATGAACTTATTGAAGAACAATATGTATAAGTTTACCGAACTTTATTTTTTGTTTTTTAAAGAATCTCTATAATATTTTAAATATACGGTATCTTGATAAGAAGGGATATAGTTTAACGGACCGTATGGTAAACTACCTGGAGTGTAATAAATCGGATATTTTGGTATTTCTACCCATTTAATAAATTCCAATTTTCCATTCGGGTTTTTAACCCATGTCCCTGAATCTCCCATTTTATATTTATCATTAATTATATTAGTATCATCATGATACTCAACATTATAATTATTTGTATCATAGTTATAATCTGTATTATAATTAGTTAATGGTACAAAACTGGGGTCATTTAATGAGTAACTTAATTTATTATAGTTTACTTTTTCACCAATTTGATAATTAACATATGATATATCATTATTATTATCATAAATAGGTTTTAAATTATAAGATATATCACTTACATTTAAAAATGGGTTTTCGGTTAATAAACCTTCTGTTTTTAATTGTAAAAATAAGAATCCCAATAAAAATATTAATCCAAATAAAAAATACAAAAAATATATAAAATATTCTTTCATTATATTATTTATAATAATATAATGTCAATTTTAAACAAAACACCAAATCTTTCAACTAATACACAACCATGTAAATTAAGTTTTATGACATTTGGAGGACCTACTCCTAATTTTCATAAACGCGTAAGTGAGTTGTGTATTCAAGCATCATTAATACCAACTTTATTTACAGAAGTAAAAGGATACACCGAGCAAAATTTAAAAATGGACACTTCTTTTTGGGAAAAACACGGAAAATTTATAGAAGCTAACCCTCGTGGATACGGTTATTGGATATGGAAACCATATTTAATTAAAAAAACTTTGGATTTATTAAATAATGGAGATATATTAATATATTCAGACGCGGGTTGTTATTTAAATTTAAATGCCTTGTCTGTAAAGAGATTATATGAATATATTGAAATGGTTAAAAGTAGTCCTCAGGGAGTGCTTTCTTTTCAAATGGAACATTTGCCCGAATATAAATATACAAAACGTCGAACTATTCGTGATATAATTGGTTTAATGGCAAACCCAACTACAAACCGAATAATTTATTCAGGACAATGTATGGCAACCGTTGTAATAATATGTAAAACACCTCTTTCTGTAGGTTTTGTAAATGAATGGTGGCGTCATGCGGAAAATTACAATATAATAAATGATTTAAGGTGTGATTTAGAACATCCCGAATTTATAGACCATCGTCATGACCAGTCAATATATTCTATACTGGCAAAAAAACATGGAGCTACTTTAATTAAAGATGAAACTTTTTTTTATCCAAACTGGAAGGTGGATGGGGCAAATTATCCATTTTGGGCAATTCGTAACAAATCCGGGTAAACCGTAGGTTTCCTGGAAGGGAAGGGGCGTCCGGGGAAACCGTAGGTTTCCTGGAGTTACCATAAAATTACTCTAGAAAGATTATTTGCTGAAAACCTATTTTTTTTCCAGTCTCCACGTATTTTTCCGCTACGTGTTAAATAATTTTGCCGTCTTTTTAATGAACGATGTTTTGTAAAATCTTCGTATCCCATTTGACCAAATGAAACCATACGTTTATTAATATTATCGTAAATTTGATATTTTTTATTTTTTCGTGTTGAACGATAAATAATTCCAAGTTTTTTACCAAAATAACGATAACTTTGACGCTGTGCTAAATAGGGGTTTGACCATTTCCATATAGAATCTGTTTTAGATATTTGATTAGCTTTTATCATAATATTTTGTTAAATATATATATAAATGTATATTTTACACCCTTTGCCGTTTCTTTACTTTTAAAATGTTCATTTTTTCTTATATTGTAATAAAAAATGAAACCATAAATGGTATAAACTATATACATCTTGTTACAAAACACAAAATTCATTTACCGACAAATCCGTCGATATAATCGGCAAAGGGTTATATAGGTAAAATATTTGACACGTTGTATGTAAAAATGTCGAAAACGGCAAATGGATAAATTTATTAATATAATATATAATGAGTAAACATAATAAAAAAATTAAAGATGTTGAAGATTTTGAAGATTTTGAAGATTTATTTAATTTATCACCAAAAAGTACAAAAACAGATAAAAACCCGTCAGGACAAAATCTTAAAAAAGGTTCACCTTTAAGAAAATATGGTGTACCAGAAAATTTTTCAGAAAATCAGTTTAATATTTCTGATTTAGAAGGTATATATGATATATTGGATATGCCAAATGTTCCCAAACATGAAATACAAATATTACCGGATACTCCAAACCATCCAATATATATATTACAACCAGTTCCATCAGGATTTACAAATAAAACTATTAAAAATTTAATGGATAAAAAAAATGATTTAATTCCAGAAATTATTAATAAACAAAATCAAGATATTAATAGACTATTAGTATTATTAAGAGAATGTAATAGTACTGTAAGAAACAAAGGAACATCTATTAATAAATCTATAAAAGAAACAAACAAAAAAATTAATGAATATGTAAATATAATAAATGTATTAAGTAGAAATAATACAAGAGGTGGAAGAAAGACATTACGTAAAAAAAGACAATAAATAAAAAATAAATATTATAAAACTGTTAACCCTTTTACGTTTTTAGACTTTTTACAAAATAAAAGGTCTAGTATTCAATAATAATATAATAAAAAATAAACATTAAACTCAGCTGATTAACTTACCAATAACACCCACCTTCAATTGACGAAGAATTTACTGGTTTTTCTTCCTCACTCGGTCGTGACCAATTATTGTTCATAAATAACTTTAATACATCTGCCCGTTCTTTCAACCATCGTCCCCCGTAAATTCCAAAATACATTTGTAAAACACCGCCCACATAAATGGCAGACGCACCGTGATTTTCATATATATAATTTGCTATTGGATTCGCGTACCCCCCACAACTTAAAAGCGCAACATCATATTTTTCTTTAAGTTTATCTAATCGAGTATAAAAACGAGACAGTTCTACGTCAAATTCATCGGATGGATTATCACCATTTGTCATAGGTGGTTTAATAAAAACAAAAGAACAATTAGGAAAAAGGTCAACTCCATCATATAGTTTATTTCTAATTTCCAATTTTGAACGTATAGATTCTTCAAAAGGAGAAACAATTAATATACGGCGTCCACGTAAAGCCGTCGTAAAAGGACGGCTGTAAATATAATGATATATATCCATAGCAAATACCCAAAAACTTTGTTTTGTTAAAAAAGTTGTTGTAATAAAGTTATGAGATTGTAATATATGAGGAATATAATGACCCCATGCTTCCCATCCACCATAAATATCGCAGTTTTCAAATGCGCGTAAATACATATTTGAGTATTTTACAATACTATCTATGTTTGAAACTCTTATTCCAGCATTTCGTTTCATAATAGGAACAGTGTTTTGAAAATAATTATGAATTTCACCGGGTATTACCGGCTCAACCCGATTTAAAACATTATTTTGTATTATTTTTCCAAAGAAAGCAAAGTTATTTTCATGTCCACTTATTCTCGGAATAATAAAATTTTCCCCTTTTTCCAATTTTCCAGAAATATAATTATATAAAAGGTCGTTGTCATTAAACCGAATATTTTTAAACCCATTC